CCGCAACCGGCGCCGGCGGCACCAGCAAACCCGTCGCCCTCGCCGTCATCGGGTCGCCCTCCAGAACACCACGAAGCGACCACGCACCAGCTCGCGGCGCGACTCCTCCACCTGCCCCTGGCTGCGCAGCAACCGCAGGTCGTTGAAGGCGCACGGCGCCGAAATGCACATCACGTCGGCCACATCCACCGTCGACCGCTCGCCCCCCTTGCGCAGCCAGGCCAGCAGCCGCGCGCGGCGCACCTTCGCGGCCAGGTAGGCCGGCGACTGGCATTCGCCCTCGTCGGCATCCATCATCTTGATGCGCCGGCGCGGCGCACCGCGCGGCACACGCGGCGGCCGCACCAGCCCGAACAGCAGCGCCATTGCCGGGCCCATCACAGCTTGCGTGTCATCCGGCATGGCACACCTCCGCCGGCTTGCGCAGCGCGTTGATCGCCGCCCCGTTCCACAGCGCCACCGCCTGTTCCGGGCGGCTGTCGCGCGGCCCGATCGCACCGCAGCACTCGCACACCACCGCCGACCCGTCGCCATGCTCGAGCTCGAGCACCATCAACTCTTCGGCCATCGCCCCGCAGAAAGGGCAGCTCAGCTTTGCCTGCATGTTCATGCCCGTGCCCTCCTGCGCTTCTTCTCCAAGCCCCAGCGCTCGATCATTTCCTCGAACAACCGCCCGCCCTCGGTGAAGAAGGTGTGCGGCTCGGCGTTCAGCTCGTAGCAAAGGCGCATCGTGTTCAGCGCGTGCTCGAACAGATGCTGGTCGAGGCTGCGCAGGTCGCTCATGTCGAACTTCACCCGCTCGCCGTTGTAGAGGCTCGCCAGCAGCGTCGCGCACACCCGCCCGCCGGTCGTGCCCAGGTGCTGCCGCTGCGTGTTGAACAGGACGCCGATCGACTGGTGGCACTCGCTCAGCTTCAGATCACGGGCCGCCTGCGCCTTCTCCCAGGTATCTGCATCCATCAGCGTCTGCAGCTTGGCCAGGCGGCTTTTCGGCATGGTCATGCGGACGGTCACGTCCTCGTCGCCATCGTCTCGCCGGCACGCCGGCATGGGGTTCAATGTGACAGTGCTCATGCTGCAGTCCTCCTCTCGTAGTCCTTGCGCAGCCCGCGCTTCACCTTCCGGCGGTCGCCCAGGCCGTCGACCTCGTCGAGGTGCGCGGCCAGCTCTTCCTTGCTCACCTCGGTGTAGATCCCGGTGCTGCTGATCGACGCATGCCCCAGCGCCGCCTGCACCACGCCGCGCGGGTCGTTGCTGCTGCTGCGGCGCATGATGTTTTTCGCCCGGGTGTGGCGGAACCAGTGCGGCGTCACGTCGCCCTCGATGCCGGCCTCGGCGCACCAGCGCTTCACGCGCTTCTGCACCGCCCGCGCCGTCATGCGCTGGCCCAGGCGGCTGATGATCAGCGGCTCGTGCTCGAAGGCCGTCTGCCCCTGCTGCATCTGCACCCTGGCGGCCAACAGGTCGCGCAGCGCCTCCTTCACCGGCTCGGTGCAGCGCACCGTGTGGTCAGCGCGCTGGCCCTTGCGGTGCTCGCGCGGGATGAACAGCCAGCCACTGCGCAGCGCCGCCAGCGCCTCCGCCTGCGTCAGCACCAGCGTCTCGCCCAGGCGCATGCCCGTATGCAGCAACAGCCGCATCAAGGCACCATCCCGCCGGGCCAGCGCATCGGCCCGCCTCAAGTGCATGTGCCGCAGCAGCAAGTGCTGCTCGGCCTCCGTCAGATACCGCTCGAACGCTCTCATCTCTCAACTCCTCACGTTCCGGTGCGTCAAGGGCCGCACCGATGCCCAGAAAAACAGCGGCAAACGCCACCCCGCCCAGCCAATCAACCTGGCGCACGGCCCCGCTCCTGCTCCATGCGCCGCAGTACTTGTTCGCCGAACAGGCGGACGAACTCCTGAACCGCGCGGGGGTTCAACACCACCTCGGCGCCGGGCGGCACGTTGTCGCGGACGGTGAAGTGCTGGGGGGTGCGGGTGGGCCGTGCCTTAGCCGGCATCGCTCATCCCCTCGAACCGTTGCATCAGCGCCATGAAGGCAGACAGGTAGGCCATGCCGGCGGTGCGGATCTCCTTCCAGTCGCGGGGCGAGATGCGGCCGTCGTCCAGGCAGCGGGCCACGGTGCTGGCGAAGGTGCCGCCCTTCTCGTCGCGCGCCAGCATCAGCGTCAGCAGTTCCAGGTCGCTGGCGGCCGTGACCGGCGGCAGCGGCACGAAGGCGCCGCCCAGCTCATAGGCAAAGGCCTGCGCGATGCGGGCGTCTGCTGCCGCGATGCTCATCGCCACTGCCTCGCCCAGCGTGAGGTGGTGCATCTCCTGGTTGGGGTTCAGCTTGTTCAGGAAGGTGCCGGGGTTCTTGCCGATCCGGCGGGCGATCCCCACCGCCCCGTCGGGGCGGAAGTCGTGCGCCACGCGGTAGGCGGCCTCGAAGACGTCCATGTAAATGCTCTCCACCGATCAACGTTGGATTACGCGGCCCGCTCGACGAAGATCACGTCGGCGGGGTCGATGCCCAACACCGCCGCCAGCTTCTTCGCCGTTTCGGGAGACGTGCCGATCAGCCCGCGCTCGATGCGCGAGACTGTTCCGGGCGTGATGCCGCAGCGCGTGGCGACGTCTTGAACCGTCAGGCCCTTCGCCTTGCGAGCGGCCTTGATCTTTGTCATCGATGTTTCCTCTCAGGCAACTTGGTTGGCGTATGTTTCCGTACACGCAACTTTTTGTCAATGGCCCCGCGCAAACTTTCGCAATAGGCAACAATTCGCCCATGGACATCGGTCGGGCCCTTGGGCAGATCTGCAGAGAGCGAAACATCAGGGCCGCGGATCTTGCGCGAGGCGTCGGTGTGTCCCCGGGGACCATCAGCAAGTACATGTCGGGCAAGCTGCTGCCCGGTCTCGATGTACTCGAGGGGCTGGCGGCCGTGATCGGCTGCCACGCGTATGAAATCGTCGCCCGCGCCGAAGGCGTCACGGTGGTGCCGACTCACCATTCGCCCGACGACGCCAAGTGGCTCGAGCTGAGGCACGCCATGGAGCCGGAAGCCCGCTACCACGTCGAGGCGATTGCCACGACGCTGGCCAACCGCAAATGAAAAGCGGGACCACCCCGGTGATCACACCGAAATGGTCCCGCTCTGTCTCGCCGTTACCTGCGGGCTCGGCCCCGCAGCACCTCCATGGCCGCGCTTTCCATGACCCGCAGGCGGTCGAACAGTGCCGGCCAGTCACGTCGGCGCACTCCTCGCAGGGTCAGCTCGCCCACCAGCTGGTCACGGCGCAGCCCGCGCGGGGCACCGCCCATGGCGGGGAGATCCCAACAGCTGCCGGGCATGCCGGCAAACACCTGCACGGCCTGCCAGTTGCAGGGCAGCACGGCGAGTTCGTCGTGCGCGCCGGCCTCGCCCTCGGCAGCATCCAGCTGTGCGGCCACGGCGGTGCGCGCTGCGGCCTCGGGCACGCCCACGGCGGTGAGCGCGGCCACCGCGTCTGCGTCGTCGGCATCGCGCCGCGGCGCGCCGTTGGCCCAGCGGCGCGCCGCGGCGGTCAGTTTTTTAGCGGCAGGCCCAGCACCTCGTGCTGGTAGGTGTCCACGAAGGCGGCAATGGCGCGTGGCTGCTTGATGGCCAGCTGGGCGAGCGCGTCCTGGCTGAAGGGCATGGGCATGCCTTCCCACTCGCCGGGGAGGTCTTCTGTTTCCCAGCCGGCGATGAGCTGCGTCAGCCATTCTGCGGCGGGCTTTGTGCGGTACTTGTCGAAGGTGGCGCGGTACTGATCCGCGTCGAGATAGTTGAAGGTGACCCGCACGGCCACCTTTGCGCCCCCCGGCTGGGGGATGCGGACGGTGGCGCCGAAGGTCGGGGCCAGATCGAGCTTGAACATGCAGACTCCTCTCGTTAAGCAATGGCCGGCTTGCGCCGGCCGCTGCGCCCCGCGAACAGGGGCGATGATGGGGTGGCGTCAGCGGAAGGTGAGCACCAGTTCGTCGTTGCCGCTGGCGCCGGGGTTGACCGACATCTGCGCGCTGAGCATGAGGATGCCGTCCTGCTCCTGGTAGCTCGGGTTGTAGAGCTGCACGCCCGGGGCGTCGACTTCAACGATGTTGCCGCCGGTGAGGCCATGCACCATTTCCAGCGCACCGTTGGCAGCGCCCTGGATGCTCGTCCACCAGTCCTTGTCAGCCACCTTCACCGCCTCCATCAGCACGCTGCCGGCGGGCTTGCGGTCGGTGATGCGCACGTACTCGGCGCCGCCGATCAGGCCGCGATACACCACGCTGTTGGCCATGTCGATCTGCAGGTCGTCGAGCATTGCGGCGTAGCCATGCAGGTTGAAGGTGGGCGTGTTGCTGCGGTTGCACGGCAGCGGCTTCTTCCACGCGGTGAGCGTCACCGCCGGCAGCGCGGCGTCGACAACCGGCACGAAGAGTCCGGTGAAGTTGAAGCGCGCCATGGGGCGGTCGTTGTTCTTGAAGCTGAACGACACGGTGCCGCGCGCCCCCGTGCTCTTGTGCAGCACGCCGTCGATGTTGACGTGCAGGGTCAGGCTTTCGAAGCCGGTCGATACCGGCGCGTAGACCACGCTGGTCGAGGGCGTGACCGTTTCGGCAAAGCCGCAGCCGCGCAGCAGCTTGCCGATGGGCGGCGCCGTGCCGGCGGTGCCGCTGCCCGCCAGCTCAACGGAGAATTCCACCCCGTTGTAGATCTGGGTGGGCAGCTGCTCGCTGTTGCCCAGGAAGGGGCGCAGCAGGGCGCGATCCACCGTCTGCATGTCCATCGGCCGCGCCGTCACGTCCGACACCAGGATGGCATCGGTGGCGCCCGCCGGCGCGGCATCGGTGCCGTACGTGGTTTCAATCTTCGCCAACACCGCGGTGTTGCGCATCAACAGTCCGCCCGCCATCTCGCTTACTCCTTTTCGTCAGCCGGCGGGGCAAGATCGCCCCGCTCGAAGGTTCGTTCCACCAGGGTTCGCTTGCCGGTCGCCGGGTCCAGCACGTAACTGCCGCCCTGCCCCGCATAGGCATCGGCGGGCGCCGTGGCGCCTCGGCGCGGCTGCACCAGCGTGGCCGGCAACGGCGCCACGAGCTGCTCGCCGGGTTTCCGTTTCGTCGTCATGTCTTCACCTCGCACTCGAATGCCACCCACCCGTAGGGGTGTTCCAGTTGCCCGCTTTGCCGGTAGCTGCGCGCCAGGCACTGGCGCACCGGGGCCAGCATGGGCATGCCCAGCCACGCCTTCACCTGCTCGGCAAAGGCAAACTCGGCGTCTTCCAGCACGTGGGGCGGCGACTCGTCCGCCACCTTGATCTGGCCCACGATCACCACCCGCAGCGTGCCCAGGTCGGCCTCGCGGCCGCGGTAGTTGGCAAAGCCGCTCTCACCCAGGGCCGCCACGGCCAGAATGCCCGCCTCCAGCTCGTCGGCCGTGCGCTGCCCCAGGGGCAGAAAATCCCTGCTGACGAAGCGCCCCGGGCACGACGCGGCCAGGCTCGCGCCCAGCGCTTCCATCACCGCCTTCAGCTCACCGGCCACCAAACACCTCCGCAATGCCCGCCCGCGCCGCCTGGCGCAGCATCTGCCGCACCCGCGCCTCGCTCGCTTCCATGGCCGGCGCCATGTACGGCCGCGGCTTGATGCCCCGGCGCTGGATGGCGAAGGCCACCGCGAAGGCGATGCGGCTCAGTTCCTTGTCGTTTTCGGGCTTGAACTTCTCACGCACCCACTCCATCAGCCCATTGGCGATGCCGGGCGGGTGGCTCTGCATGGGGCGCACGCCCTCTTCCACATAGCGCGCGTAATTCGTCCCGGTGCGCGCCTGCCACGCCATGACACCCGGCGGCATTGCCTCGGTCACCCGCTCGGCGCGTATCGAGTTCAAAAGCTCGTTCTTCCACTTCGGCACCCGCTGCCGTGCCTCGCGCGCCACGTACTGCGCACCAGCCTCGAGCGCGCCATCCACATGCCGCGCCATCACCTCATGCGCCCGCTCGAAGGCCCGGATGGCGTCGTCGGCATCGATCGTGAAGGTGATCGTGTTCATGCCGCCCGCCGCTCGAACTCGGCCGCCAGCCACTGCGCCAGCGCGGCCGTGGTGTTGTTGCGCATCTGCCCGCTGAATCCGTCGCGCACCGATGCCGTGCGCACGCTGTCGCGCATGGCCAGTTCGCGCATGGCCTCGGCCTGCGCACCCAGCAACAGCAGACCGCGATCGCCGTCGCTCACGGTGGTCTGCGCGGCGTCCTCGCCCAGCATGTGCCGGGCGTAGTAGAAGAACGGAAAGTTCGCGCCCAGCACCGCCACCTGGTGCGCCGTGGGCGCCGGCATCAGCCACAGCTCGCCGTCGATCTCGCGCACCTGGGGCAAACGGCCCGGCCAGCTACGGTCCCACGGGTTGCCGCGATAGCTCGAGCCCCAGCTGGTCGTCTTGTAGCGCCACATGTCGGCTGGCGCCGGATAGTTGGGCCGGTCGGCCTCGAGCGTCAGCACGCCGGCCAGAGTGCGCGGCCGGCGGGCCGCCAGCGCAGCGGCCGCACGGTCGAGGTGCCGCAGAAAGTCGGCATCATCCGGCGCGGCAAAGGCCCTCGCCGCGTCCAGCAGCGAGGCCTTGAGGTCGGTCACCAGCGCGCCGCGCGCCATGCTGCTCATTTATGCGCCCTCGCCGCCCGGGTTGTCGGCACCCTTGCCGGCGGCGCCCTCTTCAGCGCCAGGCTCACCGGTACCGGTATCGCCACCCTCGCCCTCGCCACCCTCGCCCTGCGAGGCCGGATCCATGCGCGCGGCGGCACGCAGCAGCTGCGCCTCGGCCAGCCCGGCCAGCAAGGTCTTGCGCGGTTGCTTGGTGGCCTCCTCGCGGTCGATCAGCGCGTCGATGTCGTCGTCGCTCAGCGCGTCGAGGCCGGCCAGGATGTCGCGCACGCTGCGCTGCAGGATCTCGCCCAGCGGGTCGGGCGGCGGCAGCTCGTCGGCCGGCTGCGCCCCCGGGCGCAGTTCGGGCGGCAGCTCGGCCTCGTCGAAGTGCCGCGTCTCGCCGCCGGGAATCATCACGCCGGCCACGTACATCGGCGACGCGCCCTTGTTCTCAACACCGATCTTCATCACACCATCCTCGGAAAAAAGCCCCGGCACCGTCGCCAGCACCGGGGCAACCCCATCACTCAGGGAGGAGACAACCGGTCATCACGCCACGCGGTCGACGCGGGCGGTGGCGCTGTACAGCACGATGCTGGTCAAGCCGGCCTTCAGCGGCTGCGGGGTGTGCAGCACCACGAACTGATCGCCGTAGGCTTCCTTCTTGCCGGTGAAACGGCCGTTGGCGTCCTTCTGATTCTCGAGCTGGTTCATGCTCCACGGCTTCATCATGCGGTAGCGGGTGAGCCCGCGTTCGCCGATGACCACGCGCTGGTCGGCCATGGCCAGCCCCGGCGCAAAGGCCTTGAAGGCGGGCACCGACTTGATGCGCCCCAGGTTGCCGTCCGCCGTCAGGTCGGTGCCGGGCTTGGCGAAGTTGGCGCCGAAGGTTTCGGCCTGCTCCACCGCGGTCATCACCGTGCTGCTCATCAAGCCCAGGTCGGCGCGGTAGAAGCGCGTGTCTTCGATGAGCGCCTTGCGCAGCCCGAAGCGGTACAGGAAATCGTCCCACTTCGCCTTCACCGTCAGCGAGCCAAGGTCGGTATCGAACTTGAACACGTTGGTGGTGTAGCTGTAGCTGCACACGATGGCGTGCGTGTTGGTGGGCGCGATCACCGTGCCGGTTTCGTTGACGAAGCGCAGCTCGCCCAGGTTGTAGTCCAGGGTGTAGTAGGTGCCCGCGCTCACGCCCGGTGCCCACTCGGCAATCGTCACGCTGTTGAGCTTGATCACCACCGGGTTGAGCGTGTTGCCCACCT